AATAAGCCGTCAATGGTTAGAAAAGCGGGAAGCGTAACGGGAGTACCGTATAATATATCTTCAATTGTAGATAATACTATTGTGGGTACTAATTCGGAATCAATAATAAAATGAGAAGATGGTCTATCATAAGGCATTGCCATAGGTGTCGTCGATAACTGCCAACTAAACATCATCGCTGAGTCATTACCCCCATTGGATAAATTATCTCTCGCTGTTGGTTCCAATATACAGTTATAAACCAGGTGTAACCGATAGCCTTGGTCGGGGCCTTTGGTATCACTGCCTTTTAATGTCCTATACGCCAGATTAAAGTACTTACGACGTTGACCTGATTTACCATCGGAATAACCATCATATGGTAACATTGCGTCGGGATATGTAAAGGCTTCAATTGTGGCACCAAACTCTCCAAGATTTAACTGTGTAATTTGTCTTTGTCCATCTACATACATGACGGATTGACCTTGATTGGCAACTGACTCTTTAATTGAGACAACGCCATTCCAAGCTATACCTGGCCCTGCTTGGGGATAGAAAACTACTCGGTCTACACCAATTGTAAATTGTCTGGTGCCGGGAGCATCCCAGATTATTTTTGTCACTGGGATGCTCCCTTCAATTAGTTAAATATAGGTAAAGTCTACAGTTACACCTACAGCTACAGCAACCGCATCAGTGTTAGTAGGACCGTTAACAATGGCAATTCCAATGCCTGCAGGGAAGCGTTTACCTAGGGCGCCGTATTCAACGGCTACTCTACCAGTTGATGCTGGTACTGGAATAACGTCCATAAGCAAAGCTGCATCAGTAGCAGGAGCTGGTGCAGTAGCCTTGTTGTATAGCTTTACATAGACAATTGCAGCAGACGAGTTAAAGACCGTAAGTTCAAATACAGAACCTGCGCTTGCTTTGACTAGCGTTGCGTTTGTCGAAGCTGCTGATTGCAACTGCAGTGAGGTACCACTAGCGGGCGTAGTAGTTGCTGTAACAGCCGGAGTACCAGAGATAGTTACCGCTGGAGTTCCGGTGATGGTAGCAGTAACGGCCGGGGTACCTGAGATGGTAACCGCAGGAGTACCCGTGATTGTAGCAGTAACCGCCGGAGTACCCGAGATTGTAGCTGTAACAGCCGGAGTACCCGAGATAGTAGCTGTAACCGCCGGAGTACCCGAGATAGTTACGGCATGAGATGTAATTGCCGGAGCAGGGTCATATCCAGCAGCAAATCGCTCAAGTGACCACTTCATACTGGAGGTTGCCGTAACAGCAACTGTATTACGAATACGAAACCAACGGAACGCTCCTACAGCTGCTTCCCAGGCATAACCTTGAGGAGCACCAGCAGCAAGAGATGCAGCAGCACGACCGGTCTCAATAGTATTATCGTTTGTACGAACTGCCTGAACTGTAAACCAGGTACCATCAGTACCGGTGGTAGAGTCAATAGATGCCTCAAATACAGTAGTACCAGCTACATCAGCAACTGATCCAATATTCTTTACATGGAAAGAAACGTTAGTAGTAGCACTAACATCTACGGCTAATTGATCGCTTACTGCGTTTAAATTTGCGGTGGCAACAGCATATTGCTGAGGCCAAGTACCTGCTGCGATGAGAGCAATAATGGCACTCTCGGTAAGGCTAGTGATAGCAGCCATTAGTGTTCTCCTTAATAAGTAATAGTGAATTCATCGCCACTAATTGTGACCGACGGATCGTCAATAGTAAAGCTAAGAAGCGGGTTAGTTGCAATCTGAACAGGCTCCCCCTCAGCAGACCAGCGACCGCCACCAAGATCTTTAACCAGAAAGTAACCAAAGTTATCAAATATGGCTAGAAGTTGTGCTGGTGTAGGAAAAGCCGGCGCAATAGAATCTGTGCCATAAAGAAATGCTTCAAGAGCGGTCATAACATCTGGACCCGCTGTGCGTGAGTCAATTACTAAATGGGCACTGGGCTTAAATCCTGTAAAATATGAAGGAACTGTAGTTATATTCCAACTAAAGATTGCTGGATTTGGAGAGTCAGATATAGAGTTATCATCTTGTGCTGATGGCTGAGCTAAAGCATTATAAATTAAATGAATTTTATAGGCAAAACCAAGGTCAGAAACATCATTACCAATTAGCGTTCTATAACTTAAATTGAAAGGCTTACGTGGCTGTTGTGTGATGAACAACCCGGCATAAACGCTAGCCGTACCATCGCAAATACCAAATTCTTTGGGAGCGGAAAAAGCCTCGATCGCTGCATTAAATTCTTCATTGCTGGCAAGTTCTAGATATTTAATGCCATCAAGGTAATATGGAGTAGGAGCAGCGCCCGATGGGGCCTCCTTTACCGCCATTAAACCATTCCAGGCAACGCCAGATCCTCCGTTGGGGTATAGAACACCCCGATCCACGCCGGCTTCGTATAGACGAGTGCCAGCACTACCCCAACTTATTTTAGCCACGATTACCCCTTCGAGTTGAATTCGATTCTACGTTGTTCATTAAGCATACGCTGCTGCGCTGCTGCATCTGCTTTAGGCATCATCTTTTTCTTGGGGTCATTCTTAATATTAGTTACACGCAGTAACGTAAGAAGACGATTGAGATGCCAGTATTGAACTTCAAAAGGTATTTGTAGGGCAATTAGCCAATAGTACATAACCTCCGCGGTAATAGTCTCACTGGAGTTTGAATTGACTTGCCCTGGAATGTCATTGAACCATGTCGCTGTCATCTTTGCATTGATGTAGTGTGTAATTTGATTCATAACGTTTTGAGGAATAGAACGAAAAACATTCAACGAAAGGTCCTCCGGGGAAAGAGTCATACACCGAATGTAGTCAAGTGTCTGCTCATCAGTTCGTTCATCTTTACCTAGGAACGGTTTTTCCCAAATCTGCTCCCATTTTGACAGGGAGACCAGAGAATGCTCTAACTCCAACGAGATCTCTTCTGTTGTGATGAACTTGGACGTAGCTTCATCGAAAAGTTCCGATGCTGGAATTGTGATCTTAAGCATTCTCTGGTCTCCTTTCTTTTTCTTACTATGAACGAGTGAACGTCCAGTCGGCGTCCGACGTCGGCGAGAAGATGTATCCGGTGAGCGGAACTGCCTGGATAACAAGCGATGCGCCAGAGGTTGCGATGGTAACGGTCGAACCGTTTGCCACGTTTACTCCAGTATCTGCCCGCTTGAACTGAACACCGGCAATGGTCGGGATCGTGATAACGCCAGTACCGGCAACAAACGTCGGCGAGGCGGTAACCACAGTCGTAACCGTACCCGAGAAGAACGCAATTACTGCATCCGGAGACGGGAGGTAAGCCGAAGCACCAGAAGTACCATAAAGAGCCTGCTCAAGAAGACCAAGCGCGGTAGCATCAACCTTTGTGGAGTCAATAACGATAAGCGCCGAGTTCTTCAAGCCAGTGACGGCAACGGGCGTGGTGCTGAACTTCCACTGGAAGACAATAGCTTCAGGAGTGTCATTGACAGTAGCGTAGGCCTTCTGAGAAGGCTCGGCAAGTGCGCCATAGACAAGGTGAAGCTTGTATCCGTAGTCGAGTGCAGCAACATCATTACCAAGCTGGGTGCGGTACGAGAGACCAAAGGTCTTACGACTCTGCTGCGTGACGTAAACGCCAGGCGTCGGAGTTGCCGTACCATCGCACTGAGCGAAGGCATCCGGGTACATGTAGGCCTCGATCGTTCCCGCAAACTCTTCTGTTGAGATGAGGTTGAGGTACTTGATGTTGTCTGCGTACTTCGGAGTGGGAGCAGCACCAGAGGGCGCCTCGGTAACGCCCGTAAGGCCGTTCCATGCATAACCATTGATGTATGCTCCAGTGGAATCTGGAATATAGAGAACGCCCTTGCTAACGCCAGTTTGGTACTGTCGTCCACCAACGGTGTCCCATGTAAGAACTGTCATTCTTTTACTTCCTTTCTAGAAGTATAAGTTATAGACGTCATGGTTTAAGTTATCAGTTGCAAAATGCCTCTCAAAAGCACAAAGAGGTAATGCCCCTACTTTTTCCACTAAGTCACTGTCTGGATCACGCGTTATGATCGTGACAGTGTATCTAGGTCTTTGCAAATATGGCTTGTTATCCGCGTGTAAAGTACGTTCCTGATATCTAGTGTATACTAT